CTTTGATATAGTAAGGGGCTGTGAGTTTGCGATCCAGAGTCAATAATAATCTAGCGGTAGCTTGAACAGCTACAGGAGTCTCATAATCCCAGTGTTCAAGTTTGTACTGCTCAAAGGCATCAAATCCTATGTGAGTAAGTCGCCAACCACCATTGGGGTTTTGCCACCATTCTCGCATGGCCTCTTCTGTGGTCCATATTTCGGACTGAGCTATTAAATTTTTTGTAAACTCTAATTTATCGTTCATTGGGGTATACTTGCACCCCCTGTGTCATAAGAACAACTGTAAACTTGTCAGTTTTGAATTGTATGTTGAGTTTTCGAGCTAGATTGATGGCGTGCCCTTTGTTTGAAAATGACACCTTTTTATACTTGGGGCCGGGATATTGGGTAAGCATGTTAGATGTCTTGAGATTAATGGGCTTGGCATCATAGAATACTGCCCATACACCATCAGAAGCCAATACTTGTTCGGTCTTGTAAGTTGCTTTATCGGTGTGCTCAATCAGCACCAATGGTTTGGGTCTTGACATCGTTATCTCCGTAGTTTATTTATCTCAAAAACTACGTGTTTTTGAAGTTACCTCCACTCATTTCTACCACAATAACATCGTCTTTTGCGGTAGGCTTTTGATTACGCATGCCTTCTAGTGTTAGTAATAGTTTTGTAATGTCGCCATGCAGATCCTTGGCGTCACGCAGGTTCATGGTTAAATCTCTTTGACCACGGCTTTCTGCGGCCTTGATCGCGTCAATAAAACGATTAATATGCAAGCTCATTTTACAAACTGTTGCAACTCAGGCGGCGTCCAACCCAGGGGCTTTAATACTTTGCCATCCTCACGCTTGCGAACTTTGCCTGTATCTCGATCAATCTTGGCAAAGTTGGTACGCATGACCTCTTTCCATGCACCCTCGGCATCAACTCCTAGAGAATGTATTGCACCAATGGTCACAACCAAAATATCAATTAACGCATCGAGGTCGTCAACTTTGGTTGTACTGGCTACCAGTTCATTGAACTCTTCCGAAATAAGATTGCAATACATTTGGTATTGCTTTTCGTCAAATTTGCCCACAGTTTGGTCGCAGGCCCGCATGAATTTTTCTTGATCTTTAAACGGATTCATTTACTTCTTCTTTAGAATAAAAAGGACCTTGATACTGATAACGTTCCAAGGTAATGAGTTTGGGATGTTGTACCATTTTCCATTTACGATGTTGTTTGACTCGATACCAACCGGCTGCAAACCAGGACTTGGATTTTTTTTCTCGAGTAAACAATGGTAGTTTTAGCTGAACGTTCCACAAAGGATTAAACACATTGCCTTCAACTTTGTGTCCATGTACAATATTAGATGGTACAGGTGTTGCTGTTTCCGGTGGCTCAAACTCAATGTTTATGGCATCTCTGGCCATCTTGATGGTTTTATACTGTACTATGCTGTCGAGAATTTTTATTGTGCAATTGCCGTGTTCGTTTACTTCAAGTTGTCCAATCTTGCGATCATCCTTCTTGAGTATCCAATACTGGTTCTCTACTACTGGCTTGGCTAGTATCATCTAATACTCCTTTGTATGTTTCGTTAAGCCAACGACTGATTGGCTCTGCATTTTCACTGAGTTTGGTCAACTCATACTTGCCGCAGAATCGCATGAAATGCACTCCTACTTGCCCAACGTCTTTGTGACTAATTTGTTCACGAATGCAAGCATCTACTATGACCTTGACTTCATCTGGTTGTGCTGTAAGATCAATCAAGGTGCGATTGCGTTCGTAATCGTCTAGCACTCGATGCTCAACACCGTTGTGATCAGTCCAGCGTTGCAACATTAGATTGTTCCAATTATAGCCACGTCGGTCTCGGTCTCCAAAGGCCTCACGGAGACCAACTTTATTCTTTGTGCCTTTTTCACGAACTCCAGGATATGCACTGAATACATTGTCGGAGGTGTCCCCACGCATACACTTCTCAAATAGCAGCCAGGCTGGATCCGGCGTGGTTTTTGGTTGTTTAGTTTTCTTATCATTGACAGGCTTACCTTTGGCATCAAATATGCCCTCCAAAGTTAGAAGTTCGTCGGTGATTCCATTGTATTGATTAACATTGGGTGCCAGTAACTGCACAAAGTCAGTGTCTGAGCTTACAATAGTGTGTTGGTCTTGTGGGTGCAGAGCAATCCAACGTGCAATGATATCATCTGCTTCAGCAGTAGCACAACGGATTACACTACAATTAGTTCGGGTAGACAAGTATTTAGTCAACTCGTCATAGGTTTCCCAAAACAGCCGATCTTCTTCGGCTTCGGTCTCAGACAAAGCAGCTCGAGCCACGGCACGGTTTTTCTTGTAGGGTTCGTAGAAGTCCTTGCGCCAGCTACGCCCTTCCAGGGCAAAAACCACATGATCTGCTTCAAAACGACGAGCCACTTTGTTGGCGGCCATTATAGTAACATGCAAGGCAAAGCCCAGTTTGGTCCATGCGTCACTGGCACGGTGTGCCGAGTGTCTAGCACGGAAAAACATATTGGCTGTGTCAATCAGTAGATATTTCATTGTGTCCTAAAAGGTTGTTATCTATGATGTATTGTAACACATGATTTGCCCAAAGTCTATGACTTTTGGCATCAAAATGGTAACTAGCCGCATTTGCGTAGGCGCCGCCGTTGTTTTTTAGCCAATTATGATAGGATTCTTCCCGAATATATGGGTGCATGTAATTTACACCCCAGTTGTAGCGATTTTGGATGTCGCTAAATGTACTGTGCCCGCTGAAGAACAAATGACGTACACCCAAAGTTTTAAGGTCTAAATGCATTTTCCAAATTTTTTCATGGGCTTCGATAGTTTTAACATTCCAATCTACATTTACAATATAGTCCTTGTAGCGTTTTTCTAATTCAGACGGCACGGTATCTATGCCCGATGCATTGACTTGGTACCAAGTACCTTGATGAAACCATTCTTCTCTTTCCCAAGTGGTCCATTGCAAGATCATAAATGTGTCAGCAAGCCGGTTGCGATTGTTTTCAATCCAGTTAGTGGTTGTACGTATAACGCGATCGTTGCTACCACCAGCCATGGCTTCACAAACAAGCGTGGCGTTTAAAGCGTCGGCTACATGCTTGCCGTAACTTACTGCTAAATTAGCAGGATGTGGCTCGTCACCGCACTCCCATAATTGTCCATCGTCACAAGCCCAAGAATATGAGACTGCTGCTTCTGCGGCTGCACTGTGACTACAACCATTTACATACAAGATCATTTTTGTAGCAGTACTTTTTCAGTCTCTGCGGCAACCACACGCTTGCGAAGGCTACTGCTTGAGAATGAATGATCTCTACCATTGAACACAATTTCAATGTCACGCATTCTACATTCCTCTATACCAGAAAAGTTTTTGTGTTGATATTCTATACCAAGAATACGCACATCAACCGGAAGGATTAGGAGTAGGTCAACAAGATCTTGTTCGGTTTGGTACACAACAACTTCATCAACGTAACGGCATGCGGCCAACTGTATCTGTCGCTCAACAATAGATTGTATAGGGCGATTTTTCGTGTCAGGTCTATCGATAGTCGGATCCGTTTGCAGCCCACAGATGAGGTAGTCACAGTGATTCTTGGCTTCACTCAACATGGCTATATGACCGGCATGTAACATATCAAAAGTTGAAAAAGTAATCCCAACTTTTTTACCTTCGGCTTTGAGTTCTTTGATTTTGTTGAATATCATTTCTTTTCTACCGGCACACACTTTAAGTTTTTATCACAAGTTTCCATGGTGCCATTTTGCGTATTCATGCGCACAATGTTTTCGCCATTGTAAACAATTTGGTACTTGCCATTGTTAACTGCCGGCATGGTAACTTGATACACCATGATTGCTATCATGATTGTTTCAATAGCCATTATGACACCTCGCTACGCCCGCCACCAATGTCTCGAGAGTTAACATATTGTCCTGCATGTTTGTTCATGGCTTGTTCTTGTTCCCAGGTTTCCATTACAACATGGCGACAAATATTTTGAAACCAACGATCTACGATTTCGGCATCGGTATCTGTGGGCTTCATCATGTAGCCTGCTTTGACTAATCGTGCTACAAAGACGTCATTCCAATCTAGTTCAAACGCACCTTGGTGCAGGTTGCTGGGATCAACATCCATTTTAACAACAGCAACATAGGGTTCGCCAGCTTCGGTGGCAATTTCCTTTTCGCTTTTCTTAACTGTCTTGGGCGCCACCGGCGTCTTGACCTCAGGAGATGGTTTCTTTTTCTTTAACCAGTCAAACATATCTAATACTCCTAACATTGCGTCTGGGGTCATTTGCCCCACCCGTTGCCCCAAAGGTCAACGTGTAGTCGGGGACTGTACCAATATCCACGCTTGAGTGCTTCATCTGCTACGTGTATACGAGTATTGTCATAAACACTAACAACACCACCTAGCGGCATTACAAACACAGGACCAGCGAATCCACGGTTACGGTAATCATCTACTACCACATCAAGTTCTTTGAAGTCGTCAATGTGACCAACAACAAATTTTAAATATGTAACACCGTAAGTCTCATAATCAAATATAATCTCAGGCTTGATAGCATCTTCGTATTTTTCACCACTAACTGTTAATTTAGGACTTACAGAAAATGTTATTTCTCCAAACCAATCAGATAGGTATTCTTTGAATCCACGGTGCAATGGTTGGGTACCATTGGTTTCAAAAGTAATGTGTCGCAGACCTTTTTCATGTAGTTTATCCAACAGTTCTGGATAAACACGTTGCCATCCCAACAGTGGCTCGCCTCCTGTGATCACTAGGTGTACAGGATTGCCATTGGGTTGTTGCCAATTACCATTGGGCAAAATTGCAGACATTTTTTCCACAAGTTCGTCTGCTGTGTATGTTGGACTTAGATGTTTAAAATCTGGGTGCCAGGATGCGTAGGAATCACAACCAGTGTTAACCAGTGGTAATTCTTCAAACGTTTTATACAGGTGTACATTCTTTGCTACTTCATCAGCTTCAGTTGATACTTCTCCCGGACTACATCCAAATCCCGAACAGGTAAAGTTACACCCAAACATTCGTAAGAAAATAGAAGGGACTCCCACATAACGACCTTCTCCTTGTGCTGAGTAAAAAAGTTCACTTACCTTGAATTTCATAATCTTGTTACCTTTGTCATCCCAGTTTTCTTGGGACTCTTATTTAGATTGATACTTTCTTCACGCATTATAACACGAGTAGATTCTTTTGTCACCCAGCCCGGCAATACTGCATCCAAATAGGCTAAATGCTCTTCTGGACTAGGATGCGGATCGCTGGCTCTATCTGGCCAACCGTTTGGGAATAAAGTGGTTTTGTAGCTGGGCAGAATTGAATCCACGACGTCTTGATAGATATTTAGAGAATCGAAGTTGTCCATTGCTAAAAACCTCCAGGTTACTTGACGATGCTCTAATAATGTTTTTACAGCCTTGATGTACGACAGTGTTTTTATTAATAGGCCACGCTCATCAACATGGTTAGCAAGATATTCTTTATTGTAGATTGGACATGTGTACATGTTACCTAAGGTGTGCCAGCGCCCGTCTACATACCTGTCTTCCCTGGTAGCAGTGGTCCAGCATACAATTACAGTATCATCTGGACCAAAGTTGCTACGTTGATCTGCTTCCATAACACTATTGAATATGTACTCGTTGCCACCGCCGCTTTGCCCCCAGTTTTCAAAGTAATCAAATTCTGGGGCGAGGCAGTCTGCCCAGGTGCTCCAGCGATAGTTTGTAAAACTACAACCAAATGCAAACAGCCTTTTCATGCTCAGGCTGCTAGTTGTTTTACAGAGAATGAGCCTTGTGCCTTGGCGGCACCCTTACCACGTTGAGTAGCTTTGCTATCAACTGCTCCCACTAGATCAACTGTGGCTTTGCCAAA